TCACCAAAGCCGCTAGATAGTTGTTTCATCAATATCTCGCCTTTGTTTATAGTTTGGCTTAGTTCTTTATCGGGATCATAACCAGGTTCGCCTTTCTTCTTTAGTATCCTGTCCTCAGCAAATACCTCTTTCATTCTTCTCAGCACCTCACCTGAATCTTCACCGGTACGTGCGGCTTCTACTCTAGCTTTTTGAAGCACTAGTAAATATTCTTTTGATCCTGCAATAATTTCTCCAGAGATTGCCATGATGTCGCTCTTACCTTGAGCCGACATCACTGCAAATTGTTTAAGTGCGGCTTTGTCTTCAACAAGATTTGCCATTCTAACATCAATCTCTTCTTGTAATTGTTTACGTTTTGCCGCATCTGTTTCTTTTGAAAGTTGGGCCATTAATGCTGTAACACCCGGCGCTGCCGCATCCAATGCGGCTGCAATTTTTGTTCCTTTTTCGCTAACTACATTACCTTCGCCAACTGTCATTTCTGTCATCAAATCCGCCATGCCCTTACCAAATTTACCCATGGATGTAAGATTATCTTTGTACGCTGTTTGTTCTTCTGCTGACATGGCCATCAACATGATTTCCATTTCATTCTTTTGCATCTGTGTTTCCATTGCTTTTTGTTGTTCCTGGCGACTCTTACCAGTCAATCGAGCAATATTGTCCATTTCGATTCCCATAGCAACAGCGGCATCAATAACACTTTTCTTTGACGCAGTATCGGTCATACTAAGATTGCGCGACATTGATGCAGACAATTGCAAAGTACGATCAAAGTCGTCAAGACCAGCTACTTTAAAACCATATACATCTTTGTTTTCATTAATTTCTTGAAGCATTCCTAGGTAAGCTAATGCAGAATTGGTTGCAGTACCTGATAATCCGCCTAGTGATTTTCCAGCGTCGTTAATAAATCGTGTAAAGCCCGGCAGGCTCATATGTGCGCCTAGTACCGACTGACTAAACAATCCTAAATTTTGACCAAATGTAAATCCGCTTTTACTAACATCCATCATATACTTGTTAGTATCAAGAGCAACACCCACCATTTGATTACCAAATTGTCCAACTGCTCCGCCTACTGGACCAAACAAGCTAATCACTTTATTAATATCGCCGCTCGCTTGTATTAACCCGTAGGTTCCTTGAGTTAACAAGCCAACACTTGCTACTAGATTGTTAGCGCCAGTAAAGATTCGGCCAAGGTCTTCCGCGACCCCGCGACCACCGCCGGCGGCGGACTGTTGGCTATTGTTTTGCTGGCCAAAGCTAGATGTCCGAACACCGGTTATTCCAGCTACAATACCATCAGTAAGATTTTGTATGGAACGGGTGGATAGATTAACTTCTGCATTCATTATTTTTTCCTAGAAAACTGCGTATATAAATACTGTATGATATATTTATCCGGAGCCCAAAATGGCAAATAATCCTTTACAGCAGTATTTTAGACAACCCAAGATCTTTATTAGTTTACCTAGCCAGGGGATATACAATAAACCTGGGAGTATTTCCGGTGATGTTGCTAGATTACCAATATTTGGTATGACTGGTATGGACGAAATTTTAATGAAAACTCCAGATGCATTACTAGCAGGAGAAAGCACAGCTAAAGTTATTAATAGCTGTTGTCCATCAATTGATGATCCATGGGATTTATCATCATTAGATACTGATATAATGTTAACTGCAATTCGTATCGCTACATATGGCGGCATTATAAACATATCAAATGACTGTTCTAACTGTAAAACTCCAAGTGAATACGAATTAGAATTATCTAAGTTAATTGATCATTACAGTTCTTGCAAGTATGATAACAAACTAGTATTAGATGAACTTATAGTAATTCTTAAGCCGTTGTGTTATAAACAAACAACGGAATTTGGCATACGTAATTTCCAACTACAGCAACAACTGACACAAATTTCTGCAATTGAAAATACTGATGAGAGATCTGCCGAGCTGAATAGAATTTATCAACAGTTAGCAATACTACGTAATGATGTGTTTGCTGAAAATATTGAAAGTGTTGATACTGGCAAAGTAGTTGTTGCTGAACGTGCGTTCATTGTTGAGTGGCTAAACAATGTTGACCGTAGTGTAATAGCGGCAATTACGGCCCATATTGAATCAAATCAAAAAACTTGGCAAGCGCCAGCCCACAATGTCAAATGTAATAATTGCGGACATGAAGATGCACTAGCAATTGATTTAGACCAATCAAATTTTTTCGTCAACGCCTAATTAAATTACCCGCTTCTGAAATTGAAGAATATTTAGTTAGGCTCGAAAGAGAAATAGCAGACTTTAAAAAAGAACTTGCTAGAATAAGTTGGCACATGCGGGGAGGCGTTACGGTTCAAGAGCTCCTGCACATCTATAGTTTTGATGATCGAGAAGCTTATTACGATATTATAAAAGAAAATATTGAAGCAACTAAAGTGTCACAGATGCCGTTAATTTAGTGCTTGCCCAGTGGCCGCATTATATCTAGTTTGACCTGGACGCGGTGCTGAAGGAGCCATTGGCTCAGCTGGAGGCGGCGCTTTATCAGACCCAATAGCAGTTAATATCTTATCGTAACCTGTTTTAGTAAGGCCACTTAGTATGTCAGCAACGAATCTAAAACCAGCAGCCGCTAATGTGTCACCAACCACCCACTCAGCAAATGCTTGACGACCAATATCAGAATCTAACCAAGCAGTAAACGCTAGTTTAGCACCAGCGCCCAAGCTATTAAACATTGCTGACATCTTATCTCCACCTAAGAATGGCAGTTGTTGTATACCGTTTCTACCAAATACAAATCCTGATATCTTTCTACCGGCCCACAATGCTAGGATCTTTCTTACGCACACATCGATATGATGCTGTGTGTCACCTTGTAGCAATTCAGGGTTTGCCAAGTATTCAGGATCTTGTTTTGAATCCCATCGTGCATAGTCTGCATTAATCGCTAATACGCAAGTGTATATAGGTTCAGCAATACCGTATAATTTTAAAAGATTATCAACCATGTCAAACTTGGAACCTAACCATCCTTTGACAATTTGAGCGTTAGTGCCAACCTTGGCCAATGCTCCAGTTGCTTGACCGGCTTCTTTGGCAAAAATTTTGGCGGCTTGTTTTTTGGCTGAATCGATAACTGCTTGAGGAATTCTTGCGTTGACAGCTTGCTTCTCGCCTATCAAGATTGCATCATCAACTTTAGTCCCCATTTTTATAGCTGTTTTTGCCCAAGCCTCACCTAACTCAGCGGCAGCAACTGATGCTTCTTTACTAACCAGTTGTTTGCTAATCCATAATAATGCATCATCAACACCGGCATATACACTAGGGCCACCTCGTTCCAAGGCTCGGGCTAAGTAGCTTAGGTACATGCTTACTTGTTCATTCAGAACTCGGCTTTCAGTAATAATTTCAGTTACTTTCATATATTGTCTCGCAGTTAGATATTTATCTACTGTATTAAGATGAACTAAAGTTCATCTGCTTTTCGCTTGCGCTCAAGCATATTGTTTTCTTCTTTACTTATTAAGAACTGTTAAGTGCGAAGCACTTTAAATATTATCTAGATTGTTCAGTCACACTTTGCCCTGGCGGGCAAAAATGTTAACATTATCTGAGTTGAACATGTCACACTAGCGTTACAGCGTTACAGAGGCGGTTGTCCGGTACCTCGAGCTGAGTCTTTATACAACGGCGGGTCCTAACATGTACGCTAACACACATCAAGCCGTGGGTATTTCTCCCTCTTTTAGCCTTTTTAATCGGTTTGCATAAACTAAACGGGTTATAGGCATATCCCATCCTCATCCTTGCGGGTAGTAGTTTACTGGTCTGTCGCCAAGCAGATACTCCTTACCGTCACACATCAGAACGGATTCAGGGCACAATGTCAACGCCTGTGCGGGCTTATTTGGCGATTAAACAGCCTGAATTATTAGCCTTTGAGTATATGTGAACCATGTACACGGACACTAATCTGGCCGTTGTAATAGTCTTTTGATTCTAGAACTTTGCGTGTGAATTGTTCTCTGGCCTCGATGTAAGAGCATTGCGCCTTGCTTGTGCAGTAATATAGGATTTCTCGAGTGAAGTTTTCTTTGCCTAATTTCAATACGTCCACGTTTAATTCTAGATTCGAGCCATAATAATCTCGCCAATCTGAATCAATTTTTGACCGTATTTTCTTTTTTTTCTTAGTTCCGTTCTTAAGTTTAACCACTTTGTAAGTAGTCTTAGCGAACTTGGCTAATTTTTTGCCTATATATTTGCGTCCAGAGATGACATTTGTTATCAGATATACGAAACCAACACATTCTTCGGGAAGTGTTTCAATGATTTCATTTTGATAAGTCCATGACATGAAGTAGTTATCATTGGTTACCTCGGTGCCTGTATAGTTTTGATTGTGTATCGAGTTTCAATTTGTGCCTGTAGATATTTTGCTAGTAATTCGTGGCCTTCTGCCAACGGATGCCCACCGGGCCCGTAGGCTACTGTGTTGTATTGTAATAAAATAGATTTCAAACTAAAATTTAGCATATGACGTGTTAGATCTACATTAACAGTCAGCTGGTGTGCATATTCTTCAAAGTCCTTAATTTCAATAAACGATTCTAATGTTGTATACGGATTAGGAAATACACTAGTTCCAAAATACGGAACACCGTTAACTTTTAGAAACGAATCCATCATAATAAGTTGATGCAACCATCGTACTAGATCAGATTTGTCCGAAGAGTGTTTAGCCCATATCTCTACAACTGCCCGAGGAAGGTGCGCTTCATCTGTACTGACATAGGGCCGATAAAAATCTCCGTGTTGGTCCGGGAGTTCAAATCGTTGCAATTGACTCCAAGATAACAATACAAACGGCTTTTGCCCCTCCATTTTTAATCTTGTAATATCTCTAAGAGTTGTACGACTGATGTAGTCGTTGCCAGCACCTGCCATCGATCCGTCTACTAATTCTAATCCTAATGCATTGGCTAGTAATCGAGGAAAGTAATGTGCTTTTCTATAATCCTCATGCACCACAGCAAATTGATCAGTAACATCTGATGTAGGATCAACAAGTTCACTACCGTGAACCCACGAGTCACCGTTGGTGTAGAGTACATCAGCAATAATTGTCTGCTTGCTAGTCATTATTCTTACGCCGTTCCTTACGAGCTAATAGCTGTGCTTCTTTTTCAATGCCCCACTCACGGACAGCAACTCTGCGAGCACTACAAATTTTTCTAATCTCACTTAATTTTTGACGCAAGCGTATGCCCGAAGCTTTGGTGCCTTCGTTGACCCACTGCTGATTAGCTTCAAAGTATTCTCTGAACTTGGTCAACAGTTGTGCATGTAACTCTTCGTCCTGATGCATTACTCAGTGATCTCCAAATCATTTGCGTAACTAGTGAATCCGTTTTCTTTAATAACTTTTAGTACATTATTAACACGACCAATGAGTTCATCTTTGTGGCTGATTAGGAAAATATTTTTCTGTCGCTCACGTGCCATCTTTTTAAGCACAGCCAGTGCTGATTCAACACCTGACGCATCAAGCCCGTTGTCAATTAGCTCGTCAACAAACAACAAGTTGATGTTCTGATACAGACTTTCCCACACATCACGGAATGCCCATGACAAGCCAAGTATAAGCCTATTACGTTCGCCACGTGACAGGTTGTCAAAGTCTAGATCTTGTCCTAACTGTGTGATCTCAACATTAAGATCGTTTTGAAATTGCACAGTATGTGGTAATCCCATCCGATCAAGATAGTAGGTTAATCTGTTATTAAGATAAGCCAAGTTCTGGTCAATGATCTTTTTACGGATAAAACTGTCCTTACTGGTCAGCAGTTTAAGTAAAAACTCTTGATGCTCTTTTAAATTATTAAGTTCGTTAACGTGATCCCACGTGATTTCTTGCAAGGCAGTGCTGGTTAACTCGTCAATTTGTTCTTGATATGGGTCAACTTCTCCGGCTCTAACAGTTAATTGAGTTTCAAGAGTTTTAAGATTGTTCTGATGTTTAAGAGCCTGTTCAATACTATCGTAATATGTATTAGGACGTCCATTAATATCGCCAATGCCACTAATCTCTTTAACAATCTTAGCAAGGTCAGCAGAGACTTTATCAAAGTATTTCATTGCTTCGCCCAGATGCTGTACCGCACTGTTGGACATTTCTTCATGTTTGTGATCATGTAGTTCTTGTTCGCAAGCGTGACACTTTTTGTCTTTCAACTTAGCAAGCTCGTCATCGTACTTTTTTACGCTTCTCTCCGCTTGCGCTATCGCGCTATCTAACGTAGCCCGCTCCTTGTTCAAACTCTTTAGTTTAGCGGCTTGCTCTTCATAAATTTTAAGTGCGGCATGCTTCACTAGTTCAGTATCAATGTCTACACTTTCTAATTCAATAATAGCTCGACCGATCTTTTCTAGATCAGTATCGTGTTGAGTATTCCAAACAGTTTGTCTTGTCAGTAAGCTGTCAATACTTAATTGTATCTTATCGTTTGACTTCTTAGTAGCTTCAATATCAGCACTTGCTTGTACAATAGTGTCTTTAGTTTCACGGATTAGTTCTTTAAGAGTATCCGCTTTCTCAGAAAGTATAGTAATACCAAGAAGCTGTTCGATAATTGCACGTTGATCTGCCGCCCGCATACTTAAGAACGGTTCTGTGTAAGTGTTTAGAGCAACAATATGCTTGAACATGTCGTGACTCATGCCCAACAACTCATCTAAGTCCTTTTGAGTTTCACGCATGTCGCCCTGTGCGTCATCACTTTCTTCACCATCTTGCTCAACATCGTTGACATAAAACTTCATTAACGTTGGCTTGCGCCCTCGTTCAATGCGATAGTCAGTGCCGTCTTTATTAAAAGCCAGGGTGACTAGCATGTTTTTGTTGTTAATCTTGTTGATTAGATTATCTTTCTTAATATTTGTAAGTGCAGTACCAAACAAAGCAAAGCTCAACGCATTAACAATGGTTGTTTTACCAGTGCCGTTACGGCTTCCGCTGTCATCTCCGCCCATATCTAAGTTTTCGCCCAGTACAAGGGTTAAATTTTGTTGTGCAAAGTTGACTGCTTGGGTTTGATTCCCAACACTCATAAAGTTTTTAACAGTAAGTTCTTTTATTTTTAAGGTCATAGGCTATGGTATATTGATAGTAGCGTGTTCTTATTATACGTGTCGCTTTCAATGTTTACAAGCTGACTGGACACAATTTGATCTACGCTTTCAAATGCTTGAATATCAATATCGGTATTAATCTCAACATTCTTTTTTTCTGTAATTAAAGTAAGTTCACGGATACTATAATCTGACATAAACTTTTCTTTAATAAAACTTGCCTCTTCGTAAGTAATATCAATATCTAAAGTAACACGTAAATGTTGTTTTGGCAGTATCAGTGTGTCAGCTTCGTCGATTAATCGACTCAGTGTTATGGTTCTAAATGTTGGTTGATCTGGCCACGTGTGATATTTAGGTTTACCATCCCACTCTAATATCATCATTCCACGGTCATCATCCCACGTGTCAGCATAGTTGTGCGGGAAAGCATTACCGATATAGATCATGTTCTTTTGTTGCTGACGTTTGTGAAAGTGTCCGCTGAATCCTAGTTCGTAACTTTCAAAACTATCTAGTTGAATTTCACCGTGATCTGGCATNTGTACCATGGCGTTCATAAAGAAGCTGGGCAATTCAAAGTGTCCAAAGATATACTTGCCGCCCTTTTTACCTATTGAACGCCATTCATCTCCAACTAACCACGGGCACATGGTAACATTACCAATGGTAGTAGGTTCGTGAACAATAGTAATCCCGGGAATGTACTTGCCAAACTCTACAGAATGTATATCTCGCTTGTCTTTATAATAAAGATCGTGATTGCCAGGAAAGAAATAAAACTTATCAAATGCTTTACCTAGTTTTTCTAGTGCGCGAAGTGAATAGTCCATGGTAGTGATGTTAAGACTATTACGATTATGATGCCAGTCACCCATAAAAATCCCAACATCACAGCCCTCTTCTTTGGCTTTGGCAATGTACCAATCTACAAAATCTTCGCAGTCTTGGTTGTGCGTTGAACTATTAGATTTTAATCCAAAGTGTATGTCGGTGAAACAGGCAACTTTCTTAAACAGTTGGTGCGTCATTGGTTGGTTCATTTGTTGTGTCCTCTGCATGGCGTTTTAAAGCGGCTTCGTGTTCGCCTTGCCCGGTTCTACTGTAGCTTGGGTTCATGCCATTCATTTCTAGAATGTCATCTCGAATGTTTTGATTGCGTTTTTCNATGTTGATAACTCGAACAAAACTATTAGTAACTGCCGCAGTAAAATAAGCAAACGGATTATCTGATTTGCTCTCGTCAAACTGTAGTCCGATCTGCGTTAGCTGTAGGATAGCTTGCCCCTTCATCTCATCATTATAGGTATAGCCGCGAACGTTACCCCGTGTAGCATACCGCTCACAGAGTTTAATCATCATACGGGCAAGAGTAGGAGTAATACAACCAGCGTCTTTATCAAAGTAGCCCTTTTCCAAGTCTCCCTTCCAATGACTCTTACCAACACATTCAATTACATCTACATCGTTAAATTTAAAGTGTTGGAATGGTGGAAAGTTAACTTTATCTCTATGATCAGCAAGGCTTTTAGGATTTTTCTTGCGTGTACTGTTAAGTGGAATATGGTCAAAGCTCATAATTCTAAATACTAGCTCTTGCTTGGTAATCTTTTTATAGTCAACTTCGCAATCAGCCATCTTAACTTTTTCGCCAGACGCTTTCCGTTTGGCATAATCTTGATCACCTAATCGTTTAGCTTTATTCCGTTTTGCTTCTGCAATAGTTCTAATATTAATTTTATCCAAACTGGGTAGAATAATATCGTATTGGTGATATGCTGGGTTGGTAAAACTACAATATGACGCCTTACTTCTATGTATTTCTAACAACATATCCTTGTTGTTTAGGTAATTAACTTTTGGTGCTCTTGGTATCAATGTCATTAATCGGTCTCCGGATGTTGTATTATAAACTACGCACATTAAAAAGTCAACTAAATATTAGCCAAAGGGGAACATTATGGCATTCACAAAAGGGCAAGGTATAACATCAAAAGCAGTACCGTCTAACTCGTCGTTTAGCACGGCTTCACAGGCTAGAAATGTAGCTAACAAACTGGGTGGCGCAATTTCCGCAATTGGTGCTGTTAGTAATATTGGTAGTGCTATTCGAAGTATGAATTTGCCCGCCGGCGGCGAAGTTCTTGGCGACCTTGACAGTGCATTTTCAAGTTTTGGCGGTGAATCAAATGCAAACGATTGGCGTGTCAGATTAAGTATCCCTAATTGGACTAGTTTTAAACGCAGTCCTGTGTTAACACCATTAAAAGATGCTGGCGGTTTAATATTCCCATACACTCCCCAGATATCTATTAAGTCTGGCGCAAAATATTCAGGTGAATCCCCAACACATTCAAATTATCCATTCCAGGCATTTAAGAATAGTGACCCTGGCACAATTGAAATTACTGCACCAATGGCTGTTGAAGATCCCGCACAGGCACTGTATTGGATTGCATGTGTACACTATTTACGGTCAGTGTCCAAAATGTTCAGCGGATCTGATATGAAAGCCGGTAATCCTCCGCCTATTGTATTTTTAAACGGATACGGCAATTATGTTTTTAAGAATGTACCAGTAGCTATTCAAAGTTTTAGTTGTACATTGCCTAATGATGTTGATTATATTGCATGTGATGTTGTTGGCAGTGCCGCAGGCGATGTACAAGGAATAACAGACAGCATTGGCGGATTAGCAGATACGTTAGGAGCCGCTATTCCTGGCTTCTCAGCTCTCGGAGCAATAAGTAACATTGCAGGGGGTATCGGCCAGGTAGCAGGATTGTTAGGAGCATTTGGCGTTGGTGGAACAACCAGCGGCGGACAAGCGCACGTTCCAACAAAAAGTCAATTTGTAATTACACTAGTACCAATGTACAGCCGTTCAAGTTCACGCAAATTTAGTTTAGATAGATTTGTAACCGGCGGATATTTAAGTAGTGGTTTCGGATATATTTAAAATGGCAATATATACTAATACAAGTCCGTGGTATAACACATCAGTTACTCAAAATTATCTTGAGCCGTTGTCTATCAGAGCGGTCAGTGCAGAACCTGATGACTTTCTATATACTATAGAAGCACAATACACAAATCGTCCTGACTTACTTGCCTTTGACTTATACGGCGATGCGTCTCTTTGGTGGGTATTCACCCAACGCAATATGGATGTGTTACAAGATCCTATTTTTGATTTTGTACCGGGAAAGAAAATCTACATTCCAAAGAATAGTAGTTTACGAACAGTATTAGGAATTTAATATGGGAATTTTAGATGCGGCAACATCTGCAGTTGGTACCTTAACCGGCGGAATAGGCGGAATGTTTAGCGGCCTTGGCGGAGTATCTTTGCCATCACCAAATATTTTATCTAAGTATGCAAGTTATGATTATATTCTAAGTCTTAGTGCAATGACTATTCAAGATTTTAATTATCCAGATATTTCTTACAAAGCAGGTAAGGTACTTCCAATAATTTGCAAATCTGGTGGCGCAGATCCTAACAACCGTGTGCAAACGGCCTACGGAAAATTTGAATTTTATCTTGACAATCTTACATTTGAAAGTATTATTGGACTTGCAACAGCAAAAACAACCAGCGTAACTACTGTACAGTTTGATATATATGAGCCGTATAGTATGGGAACATTTATTCTAGCATTGCAAACAGCCGCATACCAAGCAAAATTTGAAAACTTCCGTGATGCACCGTTCTTGTTAACTATTGAATTTAGAGGTAACACTGAACAAGGCGCAATTTCAAACATTCCATTTGCGGCTAGACACATTCCTATCAGACTTACTACAGTTTCAATGAAGGGCGATGAGAAAGGATGCCGTTACAATGTTATGGCGTATGCCACACAAGGGCAAGCATTGACTTCTCGCTACGCTAATTTAAAAACAGACACTACTATTAAAGGTAAAACAGTTCAGGAAGTATTACAAACAGGCGACCAGAGTTTACAAGCTGTTGTGAATAAAAGATTAGAGGAGTACATTGACAACAAGACAGTTAAAGTTGCTGATAAAATTGTTATACTATTTCCTAAAGAGGAAGCACTTGCCAGCGGACAAGTTGCCGCTGCCGGTGGCGGTTCAGATAAGAAAAGTTCTGCAACATCTCTGCCACAACAAATCACTAGTGACTCCGCCTCAATATTTAAAAAATTAGGTATAAGCGACACTACCTTGGCGCAAGCCGCGGGCAATGTTAATGCCTTAGGTGCTGCCGATATGGGATGGGGACTTGCCAGACAGTCCGACCCTGCAGGAGCCAAAGAAGCACTCATGGTTTCTGAAGATGGTAACACTTGGTCTCGAGGAAAGATGGTAGCTAATCCTAAGGAAGGCGTATTAAAGTTTAGTCAAGATATGGATATACCGGGTGTTATTAATCAAGTGTTATTGACTAGTTCATATCCAGAAAAAGCATTAGCAACAGCTGGATTAAAAGCAGACACTGGTATGCGAGTATGGTGGAGGATTGATACACAAGTTTATATTATTAACTCTGCAGAAAATTTACCAAAAAATGGCACATATCCCCGTATCATAGTATACCGTGTAGTAGAATTTGATGCGCACTCAAGCAAAGCAGCCGCAACTAATTCTAAAGCACCGGGATTTGACAACTTAAAGAAACAAGTATGTAAACGTTACGATTATATCTACACAGGTAAGAACACAGAAGTTATTAAATTTAATATTGATTTTAGTATTGGTTTTGCTAACAGAATGGCCGCCGACAGATTTAAACATTCGCAAGATGTAGAAGCGGCCGGCCCGAAAGCGTCCGACACTAAAGAAGACAAAAAACCAATTACAGAAACTGCTGACGGAGCCAAGCCTGGCACCCAGCCCGGCGCAATTGCAACACAAACTAGTCACGATTTAACTGACACTAGCTATGATGCCAAGGGAGGCGGCGGCCAAGAAACAGCAGCCAACAGAGCGGCCCGTGTATTTCATGATGCCCTTACTAAAGGTAAAGACATGTTGATGTTAGATTTAGAAATCTGGGGAGATCCTTACTGGATTGTGAACAGCGGCATGGGCAACTACACAGCAAAACCTGTTAAGGGAGTTAAAGATCTCAATAAAGATGGATCAGTAAACTGGCAAACTAGTGAAGTTGACATATGGGTCTATTTCCGTAGCCCGTTAGACATTAATCAAACTACAGGAATGTACGATTTTAAATCACCTAACCATACAGAAGATATGACACTGTCTACTAAAGCAGGCCCGGTAATTGGTTTTAGCGGATTATATTGTGTTACACTTGTAAAAAATAATTTTAATAAAGGTCAGTTTAGACAAACATTAACCGGCTACAGAAGAAATGCTCAAGAGCTTACAAAAACAGCAACTCCTGCGCAGACATATAACGTATCTACACCATCGCCGGCGCAGTCCGGTGGTGAACGTGGAACAAGGGGTGGAGCATAATGGACGGCTCTACTAACGAAGACCACATCTCGTCAACAACCGCTACTGTTAAAGCTGGATTGTACTTGGGTACAGTTGTTGCAAATCTTGACACAACCTATATGGGAGTGTTGCAAGTACAGCTTCAACGACCAACCGGTGGAAACACAACAGCAGGACAAATTGTTAACGTAAAATATGCCAGTCCTTTCTTTGGTAGTACCGGCGAAGAATACGTGTCTGATGTTGACGACTACGAAAACACGCAAAAGAGCTATGGCATGTGGATGGTACCACCTGACACTGGCACAACTGTAATTGTTGCGTTTACAAATAACGATACAAAGTATGGTTATTGGATTGCTTGTGTACCTGACCTTTCAATGAACTTTATGGTGCCAGGCTTAGCCGCAACTAAATTTATTAGCCCTGACTCACTTACAGTTGACGGCAAAAGAGTACCAGTTGCAGAATACAATAAAAAATATAATCCTGGCACACAATCAGACCCAACAAAAATTAACAAAGCTCAACATCCATTTGCAAAAATATTAGAGTTGCAAGGATTGTTAAAAGACGATGTACGAGGTATTACAACTAGTGGTGCCCGCAGAGAAAGCCCAAGCAATGTATTTGGTATTTCCACCCCAGGTCCGTCAGATAAACAATCTGGTGCAAAACGTGGCCCTGTTGGCAAAGAAGGAGAGCGTGTTAATAATTTTCCTGTTAGTCGAATGGGCGGCACAACGTTTGTTATGGACGATGGCGATGATAAATTTCTACGTAAAACTCTAGCAGGTGAAGGTCCTCCGGAATATGCATCTGTTGAACAGAAAGAAACTGACGGTGATATTAAAATTCCGCACAACGAATTATTTAGAATCCGTACCCGTACCGGCCATCAGATACTATTACATAACAGTGAAGATTTGATTTACATTGGTAATGCAAGCGGAACATCATGGATCGAATTAACTAGCAACGGCAAAATTGATATCTATGCAAAAGACAGCATCAGTATCCACACTGAGGAAGACATTAATTTTACTGCTGATCGAGATATTAATCTCGAAGCTGGTAGAAGTATCAACATGAAAGCAGCCACTGATTTTTATTTAGAAACAGTTGGAGATGCTTCAATAATTATTGGTAAAGATGGAAAATTAACAACTACTGGTAATTTAGATATCAACACAACAGGACATAATTGGTTCACAGCAGGGCAGTCAACAGAAATAAAAAGCGGTGCAAATCATGTTGAAACAGCAAAAGAAATTCATATGAACGGCCCTGAGGCGTCGCCTGCTGTAGTCGCAACTAAGTTACAACCCTTTGATGTACCAGGTCCAGCCGGAACACAAGTGCAATCAATTATGCTACGTGTACCGCAAGCTGAACCGTGGGAACATCATGAAAATTTAGATCCTATAAACTTTACTGC